ATAAAATTTGCACAACATCAGTCAAACCAGACAAATAAGTTTTATTGGTTAAATTTTCTGCAAATGACGCTGTTACCATCGAAACAAGTTTTGAATATTCTTCATATCTTTGTTCATCGTCAAACAATTTTTCTTTTTCCATTTGATTAGAAATATCAGCCATATCTGCTGTAACACCTAATAAAATTCCTATAGGCTCAAATCTATGATAACCATAATAATTTTCTCCAACTTTTATTGAATAAGGCTGCCAACCAGTTTCTAATAAAGCTCTTCTTTTTTGAGTATCAGAAGGCCCTCTTCCTGTAATAAATCCTTCTTTTGCTTCAAATAATAAAGTTCCAAAAGTTAATGCACTAAATAATAATTGTGATTTTGCTAAATCACCATCTGCCCCACCAGCCTTAATTCTATCTCTAAAATTTTTGCTAAGTAATTGTGCTGGAGTTCTTCCATAAGCATATTTGATTATATTTATTGGAGTTCTTACAAAAGGAGCAAAGAATTTAAAAATAGGATAATCAGCGATACCAGCCTGTATTGCTTTGCCATTCTTACCAAGGGGGTTTGTAAAAGTATTTATCCTAGACTGCTCAATACCTTTTATGTGTATATCTGGAAATTCATTTTCAACGTCAGACAAAATTGTTTTAATTCTGGCATTTAATTGTTTTCCCTTTTTTCCTTCTTTTACAGCCTTTCTAACAGCTTGACCCATTATCTCTTGTCTATATGCAATAGTTTTAAAAAAAGTATCTTCAGCTGCCAGAAACCTTGAAGGTGTTCTTATAACCTCTCCAACAGCACCAGGTATCGCTTTTTCTCTTCTCATTTCTAGTTTCAAAAATGGATCAGTAATTGCATCCATATCTTTGATAACTTTACCAGCCATTATTAATCCATCTTTAAAGCCATACATGCTTCCTAGTATTCTTGCACCCGTTTCTTTAAATGTGACTTTATCTAAATCTCTTCTTGCAAGTCCAAGTGTTGCTGCGGTAGCACTTTCAGCTATTGTGTTAAGGGCTGTAATACTGTTGCCAATAATATTAACTTCATGGGTTGTTGGAGCAGACAACAATCCATTAATCCATGCTTCTTGTACTTTATCTAAAGTTGTTGGTTTATAAGTATCTTTTGCAAATTTTGCTATTTTTTCAGGATCATCTAATCTACTTATTCCGTAAATAATTTCATCAATAGAAGCTTTCTTTCCAACAGGAGCTTCTACAATTTCTTTTATAATTTGATTTTTAATTTTTTGATCTGCGCCAACACCCATTCTAAAACCAGACAGGGCCCTTCCCGCTTCTGCTGTAATGCCAGCAACTTGTTCTTGTATAGCAACATTTTTTGTATATGCTTGTTTGAATTTAAAACGATCTGAGTCTGTTAAAGTATTATTGTTTAATTTTTCTGCATATTCTTTTGCAAGAGATTCTGTTTCTCTTGAAGATTGCTCTAATAATTCTCTGGCCTTGTATGCGGTTTCTGCATTAAAAGCTTCTCCCTTTTTTCTTTTTAACAATGACTCTGCGGTCAGTCCAGACATATCTGCAAGTTTTTTTAGCTCTTCTCCTTGTGTTCCAAACTTAACAACACCCCTTCTTGCTTCAAAAAAATCATCGTGATCTTTTCCTGTTGTATAAATAAAATCTTTGACTGTGTCAGGTGTATCAAATTTTGTTAAATTTATATTTCCAGCTTTGTCCAAAACTGGTCTTTGGGGTGTTATTGGTTCTATTGGCGGTTGTGTTTCAATTTTTCTTTTTGCTTGTTGCAAAGTTGTTGTCGTGTCAATAATCGAAGGTTCTTCTGTTTCTGTAGGTTTTGGTTTTTCTACTTCTGTAGGTTTTTCTGATTTGATTTTTTGTCTAATTCTACCGAATCCTTTAATTATTGTTTCTACAGCTAAACCCAAACCAGCACCTTCTAGTGCCATTTTAAATCTTCCTTCAGTTTCTGTATCATCAGAATCGGCTTGCAAATATTCTGTTACAGGATTTTGTAGTTGTGGATATTCTTGTATTAAATTAGAAAGTCTTGCTTCTTCTGGACTAAAAGCAAGTTGTTCCGCAGCCACACCCCTTGCTGTTATTTCTGCTAATTTTTCTTTTTTAGAAACTGGAGTTAAAAGTTTTAATTTAGAAAATGGTATTGCAAACCCTAAAATATCTCTTGCAACAGAGCCAACAGCACCTGTTGGTTCTTCTACTTTTGGTAACTGAATAGACTTTATTCCTTGTTCTTCGTTTTTTCTTTTAGCTTCAATAAATTCTTTACCATAAAGAAATTGAACCCCTTCTTCGTCTTTAACAATTCCCGCTTGTAAAAAATCTGGAACAGCTCCAGAAACATAATCTGAAAAATCTATTGTTGCTTGTGTTGTATCTCTCACAGCTCCAATAGCAGTTCTAAAAATATTTTCTGGTAATCCTATTTTTTCTTCGTTTAGGTTTTTTTCAGACAAAGGCTCTGCAAACCCTTCAAATGAATTTGTTTTTTCTGTTGGAGTTGCAAATCCTTCAAATGGGTTTGCCATTTTAATTTACCGTATAAGTTGTTCCGTCTGGGCCTTTAAACATATCTCCTGACTTTAAACCAGCTTGTTTAGCTTCTTCAGCGTTGCTAAAAGTTTTTAATTCATTTCGTAACTGAAAGCCTTCATACATTGTTTCTTGTATAGATGGTTTTCTAATTACATCGTCATAATATTTTTCATCTAAGGCTTTTTGTCTTTCTGCATTTTCACCAAAGTCTGCGTACACATTTGGGTCTGTACTAAAAATTCTTTCTAAAACTTCATTTCTTCTTTTTGCAAATATTTGTGTTTCACTTAATGGCTTTTCAGGAACTTCAACACCTGGGAAAACAAGCTCTCCAGTATCTACATAACGCTTTCTTTCATCTGCTGCTTCATAAATTCTTTTTTCTTTAGGCTCTTTTGTTTCAGCCTCATATTTTTTTAATAATAATTCATCTAGCCTATCAGGCCCTAATGATCTAGCTAAATCTTTAAAAGTACCTTCAGGTAACCCTTTTACAAAATCATCATACTTTGCTTTTTTGGCTCTCTCTTTCTTTTTGCCTTCTTGCATTTGCTGTAATTGTATTGTTTTTTCAGCAAAATCTTCATCACCTTTCAGAGCACCACCTAAAGCATAAAGCAAAATATATAATTTTTGATTTTTATCAGTTTTATCTTGTGCAACATTGTTTGATATTTCCGATCTTTTTTGACCTAAACCAGCTTGTAGGCTTTGTCCAACAAGATCAGGTGTTGGTGATCCAAACATCTGTTGCATATTTACCAATGAATCTATTGCCATTTACAAAACTCCTAATTAAAAAATCCGCCCGAACCTAAAGCACCAGCAAGTTGAGCAGCAGTTCCTAGTATGTCTCCAGCCTTAACATCTTTTTGTGTTCTTTGACCAGCAGTAGTCGGAGACATTGCTTGACCCAACAAACCAAGTTGTTGACCGCCATAACCCAAAGCTCTTTGGAACTCTTGATATGGAACATCCAATCCTCTTTGTTGTAAGGCTTGTTGTTGTAATCCAACTTGACCAAGTTGACCTAATCTTGCAGCTTGTTCTGCTTGTAATCCACCGAGCAATCCAGCTCTTTGTGCTCTTGATCTTAGTTCTAATTCTGGTTGTGCAAATGCTCTAGCTTGTTGTCTTGCAATGTCTGACTCAGCAGCACCTAAAGCCTGACCGTAACCCGCTTGTCTTAAGCCAGCTGCGGTTCTTGCCATTTGTTCTACATAAGGTCTGCTTGCTTCAGCTTCCATAATAGCTGAACGTGATCCACCAAACGCACCCGCACGAATAGCACCTTCTTGTGCTTTACGTTGCGCTATGTCTTGTTGTCTTCTTATATCACCCAATGTGGTATCTATAACTTGCTGTGTGTAAGGTGACTGATAAGCACCTATGTCTGTCTGTAATAAAGATGGTACTTGTCCAATCTGAGGTGTTTCAGCACCCGCAAGTCCAGCTAATCCAGACATAGGATCGTACTGCATACCTGTTTCAAATAAACCACGAGTGGCTTGAAACTGTCTTAATTGATCTGGGTTAAAACCAGCTACTCTTGCACCTGTGTAGGGTACAAAAGGTTGATTCATTAATGACGATGCAGCACCAAACAAAGCCCTTTGTTGCTGTTGTTGATACTCTGGTATTACAGCTTCTGCTGTTGTTGCGCCTTTACTCATAATTCTTTTCTTATCATGTGTTCTTCTTCAAAACCTAAATGCTTTAATTTTCTTGCCCATCCTTTTCTTCCGCCTCCGTAGAGCCTTTTACATTCAGCTGCTCTAGCAAAAACTTCTATAGATGGAAGCATTTCTGTTAATTCATTGTAGTCTCCACCGCAAAAAAGTAAATTCAATACTTTATGCTTTGGAAATATTACAAATTCTGTTACTAATGCAGACTTCTTACCAGACCACAAATGAAACAATCCTTTGCTTATTTTATCTTCTACATGGTCTATTGTATAGGAATCTTGATATTTCAAGGCTTCTTCTATCCAAGGTTTACAACGATCCCACTCCATTTCCCATGTAGGCTTAAAATCAACTACGTTATTAGTCACCTTTTGCATACTCTATAATACTTATTACTAAGTCTATGTTTGCGTGATTAACCTGTGCTTTAACAATCTCTCCTTGTTGCAAAATCAAACCAGAATTAACTACTAATTCTTCTGTGCCATAGGCTGATATGTTGTGATTCTTAAAAAGGAAAAACTCATTAGAACTGGTATCTGTAATGGTTATATCTAAATTAGTTTGTTGATTGCCATGATCGCAAGCAAATATGCCTTCTATTATGGCAAACGTAAAATCACCACCAGTAGGTGCTGTGTATATAGTTTGTTGCGTAGTAGCTGCAAAAGAATATTTTACATTAGTTGCTCTTTCTAAATATTGCCTTTTAGAAGCTAGGTTCATCGTTTGCCTCTGTTCCTGACATCTAACCTAATGTTACCAACTTGGAAGTCTTGTGTTGTACTTCCTGTAACTGTCATCTGTACCTGTCGTGCTGAGAACCTTGCATCGGTATAACCATCACTATTAAAGGTAAAACTACCAAAGTCTGTTTCGCTGCCTAGCGGAGTAAACTTACCTTTAAAACTAAGGGTTACACCAGGTAAAGTGTTTGCTTCTTCATCTGGTAATATTTGATTACATTGAACGTACCTGTCGCCATTGCCAATCTCTATAGGGCCACTTGTTGCAAAAGGTACAGATGTACCTAAGTTTGGAGAGTTGTTTAATAACTGTGATTCATGTTCGTATATAAAACCACTAGAGTCACCCGCTATAGGAAAGTCAAAGATACCTTGGTCAATCCAACAACCACGATCTAATTCACCTATAGACCATGTGTTCTCTCTGTAGTTCCATATAACGTATTTGTTCGGTGTGTATTGTCCATCACCGCTTGGGAATCCCCACCATATTTCATTGAAGTTAGAGTTGTGTCCACCCCAACTAGCAGCTCTGCCTTGTTGGTTTAGATTGTCAAATACATAGTCGTGAACTTCGCATGGTATTTCTCTAACTTGTCCATCGTAAACAAAGAATGAGTTTTCACCCATCCATGCCATAAAGGATCCTGTAGATACAATAACTCTTCTGCCTACTGCTTTACAGTTAGAACCCGCATCAGCTATACCATAGATAAAAGGGTTGCCTGTATAATACATTCTAGCTATCCCTGTATCACTAAATATAATGACATCTGAACCAAACTTAACTGCGTACAATGCTCTACCGCCCGTAGGGATTTGTAGATCACCCGCTGAGTTAGTAGCTTTAGATGTCCAGTTATTTCTGTCTTCTCTGTCAGACCAAGCAATCTTTCTAGGATCGCTTGCAGAACCAATAGCTACTAGATGTCTTTCGTTGGTTACGATGATAGCCTGATTACCTACAGGTGCATTGGTAACAACTGTAGCTATCGTATCGGCTGTACCACCAGAGTTAGGTCGCCACTTGTATATCTTGCCATCGCCTGAAAAAGAAAAGACTAAATCTTCACCCCAGTTGTCAAAAGCGAAATGACCTGTATCTAGGGGTAAGCCCGATTGACTTCTAGCATCACCATAGTCTTCTTGACCGTATTGATAAGCACCAAAGCCTAAAGGGTCTTGACTAGCATCGTTTACAAAACCAGATGGTGTGATGTCTGTCCAGGTATTGTCGTAGAGTACATAGACTTTTTGTCTTGTACCTACAGCCAGTATAGGCTTACCTGTGTTATCGGAATGTGCATACATTCCAATAGGTTCGCCTGTTAAGGCTGTTGTTCTTAATTTGTTCCAACCACCTATAGGTTTTAGGTAGCCATTTTCAAAGCGTACTAAGTTCCCGTCTACCCAACGGCCTTTGTTTCCGTAATCAGTCCCGTTCTTGACGATTCCAGCTGGAGGGGTGATAGGAAGTAATGCCATTCACTTATGATCCTATAGTCTTGGTAACGCTAGTTGGTGTTATCTTCTCAGCTATCTGTGCATCTAAGCCTGATTTCATTTCAGTAACAGTATCAGCAGTCAAAGCAGCCTCTACCCAACCTTGTACTTTAGCAGCATCAAGACTTCCAAAGGCTGTGAAGCTAGAGATACTATCTGTATCTAAACTTTGGCTTCCATAGACACTAGAAGTCTGTGGATTACCATCCGTATCGTTATTAGCATCATCTGTTGCTGTTAGTCTCCAATGTACGTTATACACGACATCACTATTGCTGTCTTTTGTTGGGTAAGTGTCAACTGTACTTACATCCCATGCGTATGAAATTGCCATTTTTTATTCTCCTTTATTAAAATCTTAAATTAACTCCAAGGTGTAAATTGTTGAACACCAAATTGTACAGCTACTAATTTAGTTTCTGAACCACTAAATGTTACATTTTCTTGTGCTATTGCAACAATCATTGAAGGATTAATTGTTGCTTTCATGCCTATTCCTTCTACTGCTGAAGTACAAATACCATCACCTATTTCTATGTTTCCACCTGTGTTGTTACATAGCACATGACCATCACCTAATATACTTATGTTGTGTAAATTATTTGCGTAAGTTCCAGTTCTAGGACACATAGGTGAAGGTCGCATATTGCTTGCATAAGCACCTAATATTTTTTTACTATTAGCAGATTGTGATTTTTGGACTGCGTATCTAATACTTTGTCTTTTATTTGAATCAGTCAGATAAGTAGATACAATTTCAACTAAAGTGCCATAAGGGTAAGCATCTGATTCGTCAGAGGGATTATCTGAATCTGGTACATTTACTTCGTGATGTGCAGTAAATGCTCCATAAGTTACAGTTCCTCCAGAAGATGTAATACTTCCTACACCATCAAAATTACCATCTAGAAAAGACACCATAGTATTAGTGCCTGAGTTATCATCTGTACCACAAGCTATTTGTAATCCAAATCTATTTGTAGTATTTCCATTATGAGATATTGTTGTGCAAAATTTATTGGCAGTATTAGCATCAACGTGCATACTTGCAGTATTACCATTTATAGTTTGAATACCCACCAACAAGCTACCTGAAGAATCAATACGCATTCTTTCATTTGCACCCGCTGTAAAGAATTGTAAATGTTGATTAGATGCTGTTACTCCTATTCTAGCTCTATCGGTATTTGTTCCTTCATAATCAAAACGTAACATGGCATCACCAGTACCACCATTGCCAATAATTAAAGTGCCATCATTATCACCAGAATTAGAATTTGAAGCAATTCTTGCAGAAACATCTGTAGATGCGCTAGTACTTATTACATCTAAATTATGTGAAGGACTCGTAGTTCCTATGCCTACTTTTCCAGAAGTGTCAACAACCACCCTACTAGAACCATTAGTAATAACTTGAAAATTATGATTAGACAATGTTCCAACAGAGGAAACTCCACCTGTATTGCCTAAATATATTTGATGTGCTGATGAAGAGCCTACATGAATTCTTTGCCCATTATTACCCTCTGCAACTACGTGAAATATAGAAGAAGGACTCGTAGTTCCTATACCTACGTTTCCAGAAGAATCAATACGCATACTTTCACCAGAACCAGAACTAGGTTCAAATGTAATATATCCACCTGAACTTCCTGAGGCTGAT